TAGTCGAGCAGTACGCCAAGCCTCTAAACAGCTTCTCCCCAGTTCGGACCCACTTCAACATCACATTTGCTAGGGATTTCTAATGGTACTGCATTTATCATTATTTTTGCAATACCTTCGGCCTCTTCTTTTGTTTTGACAGACATACAAAGCTCGTCGTGCACTTGCAGCATCGGCAGATACCCTTCTTTGTACAGGTCAACCATTGCTTTCTTGGTCATATCCGCGGCAGACGCTTGGATTAGCCTGTTCAAAGCTTTGTAAGTAAACGCCCGCTTTAAACGACAGGTGTCGCCATATTCCAAAACAGCCTCTTGATACGGCATAGCCTTGGTCATTTCGAAAGAATCTGGCTCCCAGAGATTAAATCGACACTTTCTGCCGAGGATAGAGCTTATTGCCCCGCCACTGGCCTTGCTGTTTAGGCGCTCTGTAACCCCGTTCATCAACGCTTTTACGAACGGTACGCGGTCATGGTACTGTTTCACCAGACCCTTGGCCTCGCTGGCCTCAATATCTAGCTGATCGGCCAGTTTAGCGACCCCCATGCCATACATCATGCCCAGATTGATTGTTTTTGCTTGTTTTCGAGGGATGTCGGCCATTTCAGCGACCATCGTGTGGAAATCCATGTTTGGATCGTTTTTGTAGCTCTCAACAAACTCTTCAACCCCGCGGAGCGCGATCCCCCGGCTTTTACCGTAGACATGAGCATAATGAACCAAGATGCGCGGCTCTTGTTGCGAGTAATCGATTGACGCCCACTGTTCTCCCTCTTCTGGCAGGAACAATGACCGAATAAGAGGTCCAATTTCGGGATCGCGGGCCGGGATTTGTTGTAAGTTGGGGTTATTCATCGAAAAACGGCCTGAGACAGTGCCGCCATCGTCTCCTCTGATCTGATTGATGTGCGAATGCACTCGACCGTCGCTATGACAGAATTTTAGGATGTTATTTATAAAAGTTCCGCTGGTTTTGTTAAGATTTCGAGCTTGAACGATTAGTTGCGGTAATTTTTCAGGATGTTCGGCCAAAAACTGTTTTTTAAACGATGGAGCGCCTTTTTCTGTCTTTGGATATGGTATTGATAACTTATCAAAGGCTTTCGCCACAGAGTTTGCCGCCCATATTTCCACATCATTACCAACAAGGCTCCTTATTTCCTTTAAAACGGTCTTTTCTCGCTTGAGGATCGCGTCGCGTGTTCTTTCGGTCTTGTCCATGTCAACACGAACACCTCTCCATGTCATATTGACCAAGCAGGGGAGCAAATCCAATTCTAGATTAACAATATTCCAAAGATTTTGCTTTCCGACCTCCACTCTTAGATAATCCCATAGCTGTAGGGTCACTTCGGCGTCCGTTTGGGCATATGGTCCGACGTACATGGCGGGCATTTTCCACATATCGGCCTTTGGATCGAACCCAAACTCTTTTGCGGCCTCTCTGAGCAGGCTCTCGTTCTTTGCGAGGCCTAAATATTCGAAAGCTAGTGAGTTTAGTGCATAAGAAAACTTATTTTCGTCCAAAAGTGACGCGACAACCATCGTATCGATGATCCGACCGTTGATTTCGAAGCCCATGCGTTTGATCCAGCCCACATCATACTGGGCGTTGTGCATAACTTTGTCTGCGGGGCACTCAAAAACCTTTTTTAGCCATTTATTGACGATTTTCTCGTCCAAATTGCCGCCGCCGCGGTGTCTTGTAGGGATATATCCCGCCCAGTCGGCTGTTGCGACGGCATATCCGACCACTTCACCGTCGCCCACAGCCCAACCGGGACCGTTTTTCTTGATATTTGGGTCTCGGGTCTCAACATCGATGGCAATTGTCTTTGCATCAGTAAGATCGGGCAGTTCTGCGGGTGGAACCCACTCTGAATTAAGCGATGGAGTAGCCATTTTAAGCTTCATCTTCTATTCTCTTTATGATTTTTTCTACTGGTACTGCGTCTCGTTCGACAAATTCCGCTCCCAGCCCGGTGTATCCGGCTTTATCCACCCACGAATCCTCATGGCCTATCGTTTCTATAAGACGGCTTGTTTTAACCCAATCCATCATCAACGTAACGTGGGCCGGGGTTAGATAACCGTGGCTTTTTAATGCCCCGCTCATTATAATATTCCACCCATCTGCAATTCGAGCATGATTGTTGTAAGCATCCCCGTAATCTTTGGCGCGTTGGCCGTTAATAAGCTCTTTTGCTTTGTCTAAGACTTCATCACGTTTCATATTCAAAATCCTTGGGTGTAAGTTCGGGAAGACCTAAAGCGTCTTGCAACGCACTTGTACGGCGTCTGGTTCTAAAAAACCCTGCATGTTCGGGGTTCGCTTCCATAAATCTACGAGCATACCAAGCGCGGTAATTGTTGTTTAGCTTGAACGTAGACTTACCATCTACATCTGCTTGGTCTGTCTCCCAGCGAATTCGCTCAAAAACAGCACTGACTGAGTAGTTCTTGAACCCTCGGTTAATAATTTCTGTTGTAAAACGAACAAACAGTTCATTAACCTTGGGGTTTTTACTAGAGAATACTGCGGCCTCGGCATCGATCTCGTGTTGTCTAGTTAGTTTCATTGTAGCTTTTCCTCTGGTAAAACGTGTTCCCCACACTCCGAGCATTCGTCCTTAGAGTATTTGTCCCACCAACAGGTCCATCTATGTCCGCATTTACATAGGTAATTCCAATAATTCATAGGTTATAGCTCCTTGTGAAGTCCTGTGGTTCGACGATGAATAAATTCTCTTTGGTTCTAGTTACACCGACGTAAAAAACGCGGTGCATGTCATCAGAGTTAACATTCATCTGTTGTTCGGCTGCGGGTGATAAATCGGTAAACAATACGACGTTATCCGCTTCCCCACCTTTTGCCCCGTGGATGGTAGAGACCGTTATTCTGGGCTCACCATTAAACTTTTCCCCCCGACGCAGAAGCGCGGTTACATATGCCCTGTCCCCGTCTGGTATTTTGTTCATTGCCTCTGACCAGATCATACTCTCGTCGGCTAAAAGCCCGTGGTTAACGATCAAGTCTTGCATGTTAACCATGTCTTGGTCTTCCAGACCGGGCAGTTTTTTAAACCCTCGGGTGATACGATCCCCGACTGACATGTAGGCATAGATTTTTCTAGCGGTTGCGCCGGGTATATCTCTACCTTTGCGCAGTTGCTCCCAGCCGTTTACGGCGTCACTTAGTTTTTCTGATATGGACCGATGGCCGCGGTATTCGTACAAGTATCCGCTGGACTTTAGCTCGGTAGCTACAGGCTGTAGCTGGTATCCGGCTTGAGCAAGCACGAGCCATGATCCTTCTGACATGTCCATCTCTTCGATACTAAAGATGCGGCGCACTGATCCGAGGCTATCCACTCGGGGTTTATAATCTTTTAGGAACCTTTTATCTATGCGTCCCACGACCCGTTCAGCGAGACGGTGCACCTCTAGTGGTATGCGGTAGGACTGAGACAGGGTCTCTGACCCACCGTCGAGGTTAATGAAGTGATCTACGTCTGCCCCAGCCCACCTATAGATAGCTTGGTCATCGTCCCCGGCGCAATACATGCGGTCAGATTTTTCATCTAAAATATGAGCAATGTCCCACTGAATAGGTGAGAGGTCTTGCGCCTCATCTACAAAGCAGAGTTTAAACGCGGGGCACGAGCGGAAACCCTCTTCTGGAAAGCTTTCGAGCATGTCTGTGAAGTCGTACATCTCTAGGTTTTCTTTGTAGCTGCGCAAGCATTCGTCCACATACTTGATAATGTTCCACTCAATCTGGCTATCCATAGAGTTGTACTGGTCACGCAGGGACACTTTGCGCATTCTGGCAAGGTTTATCATGCCTAAGATGGGGTCTGTGGCTTTGGTTATATCGGGAAGATCGTCGTCAAAGTTGTTTGAACGGGTTATCTGAAGCTCCACGCCCATCTTTTCAGAAAGTTCTCTGTAGTTTTCATCTTGCATAACTTGCTCGGTCCGGATGTCGGAACAGGTCAGCGCCAGACTGTGCAGGGTTCTGAAGTAGAATAGGTCTTTCTTTGGGTCTAGGTTAAAGCGTTTAGACGCGCGTTCTTTGGCCTCATTTGCCGCTTTGCGTGTAAAAGCTAGGAAAGCAATGCTGCGAGGTTCGACACCCTTCTGGAGGGCGTCATCGACCATATTAAGAAGTCGAGTTGTCTTCCCCGTCCCCGGTGGGCCGAATATCCTGAACATTCTCTTTCTCCCTTTGGTAAATCTGCCAGACGCGCTGCTTGCTAATGTTGAACCACTTAGCCACCGCTGTTTTTGTCATGTGCCTTTGATCGATCATGTGAACGATTTCGGCGTTACGCATTTCTTTAAAAACGTTCTTACTCAAAACGGGCTCCCATGTTTTGGCGCAAAGTCCGGTGTGGATATGTCCATGTCTCCTACATTGTAGGCAGGTATTTGCCAGACGCGGACGGCTCGACCTTTGATCTTGAGTACAGTGCTGTCGCCGTTGATGTCCCGCAGGCGTTGAGCAATGCGGTGCGACTTATACTCAAAGAATTTGTTCTTCTTTAGAAAGTTCTCAAAGTCCTTGAGGCGGAAGTAAGTAACCATAGCGTCCTCGTCAGTCCAAGGGCGGCGAAGCAAGATTTCTTCTTTGTCCTGCGCTTGCTGTAGGAAGCGGCAAAACTCTTCTAGGTAATCGTAGAACTGCCCGCTGATACTGGCGTCCACGGCGACTTCCATGATGGCGCTTTCGTTTTCGCGCATTTCTGTAAGCAGGGCGCTGATCCGACCCTCCCACTGTTGCTTTGCCACGCTGCGTGGCATGAAGTTCAGTTGCTCCATGCAAGCTTTTTGAAACATGGGCTGGCTCATTAGAGCGTCGGTGTCTAGCTCCAGAGGCTCGCCGTTAACGTCCATAAACCAAACCGGGGGTGTTGAGTTATACTTACGCAGATTGGCTACTGTAGCGTTCTGTATGGCGCTCCCAATGCCAAACTTACGGGTTTGGCAGAGCTCCTTGTTACAGTGCGCGTTGATCGGCGCATCGTTGCACCTGTAGGCGTAATCTTTGCGTTCAAGCTGCTTTGCCACCACCGTCACTTCTGACAGGGGCAGAGGCGGCTCTAAGTACTGCATGTTGTACGTTAGGATTTCTGTTTCCCAGCTGTCTGGGTAAGCTTTTCGCAGATATACCCCGATATTGAACAGACCGTTATTGCGCCCACCTTCTGATATTTTTTCTTTGACGAGGTGCTGCAAGCACGGCGGACCGTCTCTAACAGGCGTACCCTCGGCGCTTTCTGTAATCTGTAACTTTTGTATCTGTTCGGGTGTCTGAGCATACTTTTCGTAAAGCTCAAAGAACTCTTCAAGCGATGCAGATGTGCCGTCGTCCAAGATGCCGTAGCGTAAACCTTCTTCCGCGTTGTAATATGGTAGGTTTAGAAAGTTTCCTACATCTCCGCGGTCCAAGTGCAGTTTGATCTGCTTTGGAAATATCTCGCTCTCACCGTAGCCCAGCGCAGCGGCCACGCTCTTCAATGATTTCTGCATGTCCTTTGCTTCAACCCAATCTGTAGAGAAGAGGAAGCAGTGAGCCCCACCGGACTTAGAACGGCAGACAACCAGAGGTATTTTTAATTTTCTAATCTTTTCCAACAGGAGCTTGTGGTCCAGCGGATACTGATCGATATCAACGCAGCCCCATTTGCACATGTTTTCGGCGTTAATCGGTATGATGCCGATAGAGTTGCCCTTACCGGACAGGTGGCCCTCCCATAGACCCGCGTTCCGCGGTTCACGAACGATGCCTGCTTTCCCTGTATTCTTGCCGTTGGACTGCGTTTTTTCTACGCGGTATGTGCCGTAAGCTTCTTTTAGTCCATCAAAGATAGACGAGAACTTTTTAACTGTCATGGTTATGTCCTTGCGGTGGGGACTGCCGTAGCAGCCCCCTAGTAAAACTTAAAACGGGATGTCGCCTGAGTTTGTGTCCTCAGCTTTATCGTTTTCATGCTTTACCACTACATCGCCGCTCAAGACGCTTTCAGAGAAAGCTTTAGCTTGTGCGTAAATGTTCGCATCTTGGATTGGTTCTTCACGCGACATTTCCCAGCCGTGCCAAGAACCCTTGGAGTTTTCTTCAGCTACCGATTTTATGCGGTAGATGTGCGAGAAGCGCGGCGGGTTAAAGGGACCGTTCTTCCCCTGCATTGTCACAGATTGGATCATGCTGTTCCACTTGCGGGACTTCTTTAACTGCGTAGACTTCATCGCAATCAGAGCGGTCTCGGTTGAGCCGTCTTCCTTGACTACCAGAACATAATGCTGGTGCGTCTCTTCGATGTAGTCACCATCGCCGCCGACAACATATTCTTTGTTGTCTTCTTTGCTACGCTCGGTCTTTGGGCGAGTAGAATCATTAGGCTGATAAATAGCCACGGGTGCGCCCGTTCCTAAGCCCCGTGGGAGCCACTGAATGAATACACGCTGATAGGCGCATGGAATGACCAATAGGCCTTCCTTGCCGCTTGCAGCCTCTCCTGAGACGCTGTTGTAGATGTCACCCCTTCTAGCAGTTTCATGGGTGTTTAAAACGTCGTCATTCCCACTTAAAAGCTTGAGAAACGGCAGGGCCAGATCATCACTGCTAATGTTCTGGTTACCTTGACCAGCGTCCTGTTCAAACATAGCCCCGTCAAACTGTACTACGTCAGACTTTTTTGTTTTTGCAACTGCATTCGCCATTATTTTGCTCCTTTGATTATAGCGCGTTGGCCTACATAGGCCCCAAACAATTCCATAGGGAAATCATCCCCAGCTTCGACACGTTCCCGTACAAAAGCCTTGAGCGTCCCGGAATGGACACTTTCGGTCTGATCGGCGGGAAAGCCTTCTTTTGCAGCAAAAGCTTTAAAGGCACTTGCCTGATCGTCTTCTCCACGACCAAATTCACAAGATACGACATTCTTAATAATATCGTCGTAACCGTTTTCACGCAGCCATTCATAAGCAAGCGGGCGGTTAGCCACTAAAATGCTGGCTCCGTAAGTAGGCTTAACGTCTACAGTGGAACCGTCATCCAATGAAAACGAAGACATGCCCAACTCCTGCATAGCAGACGGCAGTTCTTCATCAGTCAGTTTCAACAAGTCTTTCTTCCGAGACTTGAGGTCTTTCTCAATCTCTTCGACTTCTTGTTGCGCCTGTCTGATTTTTCGGGCTAAGGTGGAAATCTCACCGAGGTTACCCTTTTCGACGGAGTTAGCGACTGTATCTTCAAAGTCGGATTCCATCATTGATAGTATATCGTTCATGTTTTCTCTCTTTCGTTGTTAAAGACCCTTTTACGGCCTTGACAAAGACGCTTATATTCTTATAGATTCCTATAGTCAAGCGTCAAAAGGAGAAAACTTTGTACCAGTTCAAAACAGAACCGTTCGACCATCAGCGTAAAGCTCTTGAAGGCTCGTGGTCCGCGAAGTTTCATGCGTACTTCATGGAGATGGGAACTGGTAAGAGTAAGGTAGCCATTGATAACATGGGTATTCTTTACGACAAAGGAGAAATTAACGCGGCTTTGATAGTTGCACCCAAGGGTGTTTACGACAACTGGGCACTTGGCGAGATACCGTTGCATTTATCTGAGTCGGTCAACCGTAAAGTTTTAAGCTGGAAGCCTACGCTTAGTAAGAGGTATGCCGCCGAGCTTGAAGAAATGATTATGGAAGACTTTGACGGTCTCAAGATATTTGTCATTAATGTTGAAGCTTTCTCCTCGCCTCGCGGTGCGCGGATGGCGGGACGCTTTTTGGTACAGAACCCTGACAACATGGTGATTGTAGACGAAAGCACGACTATCAAGAACCGCAAAGCCCAGCGCACAAAGAACCTTATGGTCCTGACTAAGTATAGCAAGTATCGCCGCATCCTTACGGGTTCTCCTGTCACAAAAAGCCCTATGGATTTGTTTAGTCAGTGTAATTTTCTGGACGAACGCGCCCTTGGCTACAATAGTTTCTTTGCGTTTCAAAACCGTTACGCTATAGTGCAGAAGCGTATGATGGGAGCTCGCAGTTTTCAGGAAATAACCGGGTATAGACGCCTTGATGAGCTAAACGAACGCTTGTTTAACTTCTCTACCCGCATCCTCAAAGAAGAGTGCTTAGACCTTCC